TTTATCATCTATATCTGCATAATAAAGAGATCTAAATGGTTAGATCTCTTTTTTATTTATCACATCTATTGAGGAATAATTGTTGAACTAATTTATGAACAGTTCGCACCTTACTATTTTATTAAATGCAATAGATAAAATCTTAGGTCTGACAAAGGGACAAATAAAAAATTTCTAGCGCTTTCAAAAAGATTGAAGAGTATAAAACAGTTCGTAAAGATTTAATTAAACAGAACAATGAAGATACAGTGACAACAAAAAACCGCCTTTTTATCGGCGGTCTTTTTTTGAAATCCTTTTAGTGGTGCCTAGGGCCTGTACAAAATAATCTTATAAATCAATAATAAAATACTTATTGGGTGCAAAATTGAGCAAGTGATACTAGGATTAAAAATATTTATATATTTGTGATCTAAATCAAAAAAATAGATCAGTTTAGATCATAAAAATGCAAAGTTTTGCGTAAAAATGCGTTAAAAAAGATCTGGTATCAAATAGAAGATCTGTCAGTTAGCAAAAGGAGCTGACCTGTTTGCGTTTTTGCGTAATTTTCTACACATTTATTGTGCGAGCGTGGCGAGGTACGCATCGCGATTTTTTGGTAGCGAACATCAAAAAAAGAAAAAGCTATTGAGAAAACACTCAATAGCTTTTTACCTTTATCTAATTATAAAAATATAAATTAATTTTCTGTGTCTAGCAGTCTGTAATTACTAAACTTAATCAAATCTTGATTAATATTATAGTTATCTCTAAACCAAACATTAATTTCATTGAGCTTCCTTTGTAACGGCTCAATCTCATTAATAAAAAAGACTTTCCCCGCTTTCTCAACATCGCCAAAGCCACCTGTATTATTAGGGATAATACCAAGTAATTGAGGAGGCACTCGGTGCGCGGCTAAGATGTCATCACGACTAGTGTTCTTGACGTTCAAGAATTCATCTTTTGCGGTAATGTCGGAAAGCGGTATTACTTGCAACCCTTTCTCTTTGCCATTTGGCGAATAGATAAAAAGGTTTTTAAAATTACCTTTCCCTTTTGCGGATTTGATTTGTTGTTCCAAATTATCAATACTTGCTTCTGATTGTAGCGGATCAGTCAAATAGATAAGACTTCCTGCATGGGCGCCATTAATATAATATTTGCGGCGAAATAAAGTAGCTGCTTCATTTAAGAATGAAGACTGTAATGCAGACAAATATTCGGGTAAACCGTAAATCTCTTGGTTAAAATCGGGTTGGATAAAGTGATAAATACTGTCTTTGGGAAATTCAAAGTCCTCTACAAAATTAGTGATTTGATAATAGATTCCATCTTTAACACCTTTTCTGACATACTTTGCTAACATAGCTTGCAGTCTAACCGGCATTCCAAATTTATTTTTGTGAATATAAAAATAAGCATTGCCAAAGATCAAATAATCTAAGACAAATCGTTCTAAGTCCAAACGTGAGATTAAATAAGATGTTTGTAATGTGCTTAGTAAAATATTTTTCTTTACTGTGATTGCTGTTGAATGATATGAAGTTGAGTGAAATGCTTTGGCCAAACCAGTAAAGTTAACTGGCGTTGTATAATACTTATTAAGATAAATCGCACTTTCAAAGTAAGATAAAATCTCCGCTTTATCAATAACAGGGATTGGATCATCAAAAGCAAATAGTTTAGGTTGTGTAGTCATTGTTAGTTCCTTTAGTGAAATTCAATAATTCTGGCTGAGGTGTTGGTTTTAGCGTCGTAAGGCTCATTAATAAAGCAGCTCATAATTGCCCACGCAATATCGCCGTGACTGGCTTCTTCCGAGCGATCCGATACATAAGTAATCTGACGCCCAGATTTAGTTACTTGCTTTTTGATGGTCATAAAGCTAGTAATAATATCTTTATCACCTTGATCGAACTCAAAGCGCCGCTTCTGAATAATATTCAACGTTTTTAACACCATCTCATTTTTCACGTCGAGGTTATAAGACAAGCCTTGCACAGTCGGAAAAAACTTGCTCACTAACTGGTAAACACCCTCGCCCATACCCGTTTTATCAACCGTCATTCTCACAACATTATAACAATCACAATAATGCTTAATCCGTGCTGCTTGCTGCTCAAAATCCATACCGTGAAAAGTTTGATAATGCAATAAACGAAATTTACCCCCTTCAACCGCAGGCGGTGCAACGATGACTAGTGCGGCTCTATCACCTGTATAAGCGGGATCATACCCAATCCAAACAGGGCGATTACCAAAAGGACGCTGATAAAATGGGTTAAAATCTTTCCATACTTCCAACGAGTCAATACCACACTTTTGCAAGTCGATAAACTTAAATACACTGCTGTTATCATCGATAAATTGACACAAAAACAACTGCTCAAATTCTTCGACGGAATATTCCAGTTTCAATGCCTCAATATCAAACAGATTACAACCGCCCTCTTCGGCATCATAAATTGTCACAATCTGACGCCATTGCCCATCAGGCATTAACCGACCTGTTTTTAAAAATGTGTGTGATAAATCAAATTCCTTACGTTGATCTGCAGGACGCCCTTTATTGAAACGTTGCCCAGACCAAAAAGGATAAGCGGAGTGTGAAATTGCTGATGGTGTAGAAAAATAGGTTTGCCTAAATTGCTTTTGTGACGCCATACCAGACGCCACCTTGCGAATTTCCTCAAAACGCGGTACCCAAAAGATTTCATCAAAATACAAATTGCCGTGATAAGATTGCGCCGTATTTGAGTTTGTTCCTAAAAAAATCAATTCGGCTTGATTAGGTAATTTGATTGTTTCACCTTTTAAATCAACATCTGCCGTTTTTTTTGCATAATCACAAATGTAACTACGAAATTGTAAAGCTTGTTTTTTGCTGGCTGATAAAAAGATCTGATTCCGCCCTGTTTTTAGCGAATCAATAAAAGCTTCGTGCGCAAAATAATAAGTCGCACCAATTTGACGACTTTTTAAAATATTGCGAATCCGATATTGCAGTCCAGCGTCGTACCACCTGCGCTGATACGCAAACATTTCAGATAAAAAGCCATTAATTAATGCTTCTTCCTGTTCCTCATTAATCGCATTTTTTTCTGCAGGTTTGCGCTCTGCTTTATAACGATTTTTAATATTTGGATTTAAATCAGTTTCATTACCCCCGCCGTTACTATATTTTTTAATACGTGCGATACGTTCCATTTGCCGGCTTAATAGATCAATTTCCTTGAAGTCATGACCCGTCTTATCTTCTTTGTTAATTAACAAACAAAGCCTTGCCTCTAGAGAAACTTCTACTCGCCCAACTGGTGCCGTATCTTCCCATTTCTCGCGTTCTTTCCAACTTGAGATTGTCGAAGCGGGAATTGCTAAGGTTTTCGCAATTTCAGATATGCGATAACCCGCCCAGTACATAATTTGTGCTTGGCGTTTTTGTTCCGCGGATAGTGTTGTTTTAATGTTTTCTTTTTCCATGCGTTAATCATAGATAGCGCATAGAAATTGGCTTGTTTTGTTATTTGTGATTCTCGTTACCACACTAGCCAAAAATAGAAAAATATTTTTAAGCGTTCAATATTGTTGGCAATGTCAAAAACGGAGCAAAAACTATGTCAACAAAATCAAAATGGTTTGTGGTAGCGACTGAAGGCGCAACCGCAGACGGACGCAATATTGAACGAAAATGGCTGGAAGAAATGGCGGTTAACTATGATCCAACACTTTACGGAGCAAGGGTCAACTTGGAACATTTCAAAGGTATTTTTCCTGACGGCGACTTTAAACGTCTTGGCGATGTGTTAGCGTTAAAAACCGAAGAACGCGACGGAAAGCTCCGTTTATTAGCACAAATTGAACCGACAAAAGACTTAATCGAAATGGTAAAAAATAAACAAAAAGTTTATACCTCGATTGAAGTCAACCCAAATTTTGCTGATTTAAACAGTGCTTATCTTGTGGGGCTTGCTGTTACTGACGACCCAGCAAGTTTAGGCACAGAAATGCTCGCATTTTCCGCACAAGCGAAGAAAAACCCATTGGCGCACCGCAAACAAGATAAAGATAACCTGTTTTCAGAAGCGATTGAATTTACGCTAGAGCTTGAAGAACAAGAAAAAGAAAGTTTGTTAGATAAACTCAAAGCAATGTTCACAACGAAAACAAACTCAAAGCAAACAGAACAGCAACTCTACAAAACGTTGGAAGATGTTAGCACGTTATTAACTGAACAAATTAAGCAAGCCCAAGAAGAAAACGAAAATCTTACGCAACAACTTAACGAATTAAGCACTGCGAACATCGCATTAACGCAACAATTACAAGCGTTAGAACAAAAAATCACTACCCTAGAAAAAGAACCCATTGAATTTAATCGCCCAGTAATTACGGGTGCAGAAAAATCAATGATTGAAACAGATTGCTAATAAGGAACGCACAATGAAAAATACTACAAAACAACAATATAATGCTTATGTTGCTCGTATTGCTCAACTGAATGGAATCACCGAAAAAGATGTGGCAGAAGGTTTCAGCGTTGAGCCGACACCAGAACAAAAATTATTTGAGAAGGTTCTTTTAAGTTCCGAATTTTTGCAAAAAGTCAATTCAGTTAATGTTGACGAAATGACAGGAGAATTAATTGGCTTGTCAGTTGCGAATGTTATCGCTAGCACTACTGACACCAACGCTAAAGATCGTGAAACAAAAGATATTGCAAAATTAGACTCTCGCAAATATCTCTGCGAACAAGTCAATTTTGACACTCACATCACTTACCAACGTTTAGACCAATGGGCTAAATTCCCTGATTTCCAACAAAAATTAGCCAATCAGACCCAACGCACCATTGCACTTAATATCATTATGATGGCATTAAACGGCACGAGCCGTTCGGCAACATCAAACCCAAACAGCAATACTTTGTTACAAGATGTTAAAAAAGGCTGGTTACAACAACTGCGCGAAGATATGCCAACGCACGTAATGAATGGCGCAACCACTGAAAATAAAATCAAAGTTGGCAAAGGACAAGGCACAGGCGCAAACGCAGGCAAAGGCTATGAAAACCTTGATGCACTCGTATTAGACGCAACGAACAATTTAATTAGTGAAGTGTATGCCGATGATACCGAATTAGTTGCAATTTGTGGCAGAGAAATCCTGAATGATAAATATTTCCAAATGGTCAACAAAACTACTGAACCGACCGAGGAATTAGCGGGACAAATCATTATGTCACAAAAACAAATTGGCGGCTTGAAAGCAATTCGAGTTCCATACTTCCCCGCTAATGCGATTTTGATTACTCGCTTAGATAATCTATCTGTTTATTATCAAACTCAATCGCTACGCCGTGCGATTATCAACAATCCGAAGCGTAATTGCATTGAAGATTACATCTCGAAAAACATTGATTTCAAAATTGAAGACTACGATTGTGCCGCATTAATCGAAAATATTACTTTCGAGGACGCAGCATAATGACAAGATTATCACCCGCTCAACGCCATGTGCAGCATATCGCTGCACAGTTACAAGGCGAACAACAAGATCTGGCACACCTTAGCGAATACGACAAGATGTTGTACTTGCTAGCACGGCATAAAAAAGATTTAAGCAATATCCAATCAAAAGAAGCCAAGGCGGAATACAAACGCAAAATCTTGCCAGACTATCTCGACTGGATTAACGGCGTCATGCAAGCAGGCACTGGTCGCCAAGATGACGTGTTAATGATGTGGCTTATTTGGGCAACGGATTGTGGCGAATATGAATTAGCGTTAAAGATTGGCGAATATGCACTTTTCCACGACCTCACATTGCCAGAAGGATTTAATCGCGCCACAGCGACCGCAATCGCCGAAGAGTTTGCCGACGCAGCAAGTAAAGCAGCAACATTAAATCAATCATTTGATTTGAATTTATTACTAAAAGCAAATGACATCACTCAAAATAGCGATATGCCAGACGAAAGCCGTGCGCGATTACTGAAAGAATTAGGATTGCAACAAAAAGAAAGTAACCCAGAACAGGCATTAATCAATTTAACTCGTGCTTTATCACTTAATCAAAATGTCGGGGTCAAAGGTGAAATTAAAGCCTTACGCAAAAAATTAAATTTAACCGAAGAAACCGAATAGCAAGAATGCGACCACGCAACGCACGGGGCGGATGAAAAAGCCTCTTCGAGGTGATTAAGTAATCCTCACCCCGTTTTTTAAGGAGTAACAAAATGGCAGATCTTACGATTACTATGTATCCAGATGATGATCTTGCTATGCCAGCGGTACAAAAAAACGTGGAGCAATCGCAACCCGCAAACGACATCATCAATAACGATCCGTTTTACCCTAACATTGAACTGACAGTATTACGCAACGCAATGCGAATTGATAGCAATGTACCAAACGAACGCCTAAAAGAGGCTACATTGCACGCCGTGCTAGATGTCAATGAAGAGTTAACCGCATTTAAAGCGGCACAGCTTGAAGCTAACGTAACCACACTTGCAAACAATCAAAGTGTAATGATTGATAACCAAAATCAACAAACACATCACTACTTGCGTGCGGTTTACTGTTTAGCGGTGGCGACGTTGTACGAGCGATACGCTAGTTATGACTTGACTAACGACGGCGAAAAACGCATGACAATGCTAGAAGAAAGTATCGGCGATTTACGGCGCGATGCACGCTTTGCGATTCGGACGATTCTCGGCAAACCAAAAATCACAGCGACTTTATTATGAAAGTATTTGCGATACAAAACGATAACTTAGATGCGATTATTTACCGTTATTTTGGTCGGGTTGACGGCTTGCTAGAGCCAACATTAGCTCTCAATCCACATCTAACCAACAACGCAATAATTGAAATGGGAACGGAAGTCAATTTACCCGATGAAGAAACAATAAAACAAGGAAAAACGATTCAAACTGTAAATCTATGGGATTAAGTATGAAAGATTCAACGACTTACGCATATTGGGGTGCAGTCCTCTCTTTTTTTAGCGGCTTATCTATCAATGAATGGGCGTCGCTTATCGGGATTGGGCTTGGTATCGCCACATTTTTGGTTAACTGGTATTTCAAAAACGAAGAATTAAAACTCAAACTAAAGAAACAACAATATGATGAAGAAAGCCATTAAATATTGCAGTGTAACGGCAGTGATTGCGCTTGTGTTAAGCCAGTTTGGGACAGAAATCAGAACGTCACATCAAGGATTAGCACTAATCGGCAATGCAGAGGGCTGCGTGCTACAACCTTACCAATGCCCAAATGACGTACTAACCGTTGGAATAGGCTCAACCGAAGCAAGCGGACAAGCAATAGAACAACGTAAACACAGCTTGCAAGAAATCGCAGAACGCTGGGTCAATGATATAAAAATTGCTGAACAATGCGTTAATCGTTACGCTAATGGACAAGCGATGCCACAGGGGGCATTCGATGCTTTAACGTCTATTACTTTTAACGTTGGCTGCACAAAATTACAAAACTCCACTCTATTTAAACTGGCTGCCAAGGCTACACGCCTGCTATGTGCGATCAGTTTACCCGTTGGGTCTATATTGCTGGGCAGAAATCCAACGGCTTAATCCAGCGCCGAAACAAGGAGCGTACATTATGCTTAAACTAACAATCGTGATCGAGGTCATCGTTTTGTTTGCTTGTGTAGTGTTAGCAACATTAAGCAGCACACTGTACGACAAAACAAAGCAGCAACGCCAAACCATCGCCGAACTTACTCAACAATTACAACAAACAACACAACAAATTGATCAATTTAAACAATCACAACAGCGGCTATTAGGATTGCTAGAGCAACAACAGCAACAAGCAACGAAACAAAAGCAACAAATTAACGAGGTGTTACAACATGAAAACAATAAAAGCTGGCGTGATCAGCCTGTGCCTAATGACATTAGCAGCCTGCTCAACACAAACAAAACCAACAACTAACCGCATTATTTGCCCACAAAGCAATCAATGCCAAACGCCAAAAATACAAATTAAAACCAATGGCGATTTAGTAACAACATTAACAGACACATTAAATACGATTGAAATCTGCAAAATTGAAAAACAAGCATTAATTGACTGTATAGAGAATAAAGATGGATCAAATTGACAGAGCTAACGAATTGGCGCAATTAGAACGTGACTACAACTTGCAACAACGACAACAAAAAACAGTAAGGCAAAGTTTAACGCACTGTATCGATTGTAACGAACCTATCCCAGAAAATAGAAGAAAGTTACAGGGCGTAACACGTTGTATTGACTGTCAAACTATTTACGAACAGCAACAGAAGCAATATCGCAAATGAAAAAGCCAGCACAATTAAGAGAAGTAATTGAAAAAGCCTATCCATATTTACGCAATAATCCAGATAGGCTACAAATTTTTATTGATGACGGGCATATTATCGCAACAAATGCCACATCACTAAGCTACGAATATCAATATACCCTAAATATTATCATTACCGATTTTGATAAGGATATGGCGATCATTATCGTGCCACTGCTTGCCTACTTACGCAAAAACCAGAATGAACTGTTTGATAATCCAGCAAAACGACAAGACACAGTTGCCTTTGAAACAGATTTAATTAACCAGACTACTCAAGATTTATCACTTAAAATCAAATTAACCGAACGCGTAAAAGTCGAACAAACCGAAAAAGGTACTGAAATCACTTACCTACCAGAGCCAATCGCAGCCAACGAAACGCTTGAGCGATTAGAACTCTATATCAAAGACGAATTTATTACCTCGGCTGATGGTGAGCATCATGGATAACGTTGATGAATTAACCAATAAATTAAGTGCTTTAATCGCTAATTTATCACCGCAAGCTAGACGTCATCTCGCAAAAAATATCGGGAAGAAAATCACACAATCCCAACGCCAACGTATTACTAATCAACAAAACCCAGATGGCACAAGTTTTATTCCGTGTAAAAATTTAAGAAAAAAGAAAGGGTGGATTAGACGACAAAAGATGTTTGTAAAATTAAAAATGGCTCGTTACTTAAAAGCCAAAAGTACTGCCAATCAAGTTGTGGTTGGCTTTAGCGGTTCTGCAGCAAATATTGCTGCCGTGCATCAATTTGGGCAACGAGGTGTAGTAAACGAAAAACATAATATTTCAACTCAATACGCCAAACGGGAATTATTAGGGTTCACTGATCAGGATAAGGCATTAGTGGAAGAGTTAATTATTCATCAACTATCGATGTAATTTGTAATAAATAACATTAATCAAAATAACAGCAAAGATTATTGCGAAAGTCATCACGAGAGATTGAATGGGATTATCAGATAAAGAATAAATTAGCACAAAAGGCAACGCAAGAATTGTACCTAATAAAAATAGAACAAGAGGACCGAAAAAAATCAAGCCAATAATTTTCCCTATGGTATCTAACTGCTTCGCATATTTGTTCATTATTGGTTTTAGTGGCAATACAAAAAAGCCCATAACAAGAAACATAACATAAACAGCAATTAAACTTGGTAATAACTGAATAAATGTATCAAATGCGAAAGCCATTAAAACAAACGGTAAAGCAACAAAAAAGCCTATTAGAAATAACGGTATTAATAACAATGCCATTTACTTTATCTCCTCTATTAAGAGCATTATTAATAGCATTAATCATTAATGTCAATAAAAATAAGGGCAAAATATGAGTAATCTCAATTTAAATATTTTATTAAGTGCAGTAGATAAAATTACTGCACCGTTTAAAAGTGCAGCAAAAGCTAGTAATACATTATCAACAGCATTAAAAGACCAATATGAACAGCGAAAAACATTAGAAAAACAGCAAAAACTTATTGGTGCTTATCGCGAGTTAGAGAAAACACTCTCTCAAACGGCTAATCAATTTGATCAAGCGAAAACAAAAGCATCGCAACTAAAAACAGAGTTAAAAAATAGCGATAACCCAACAACAAAACTCACAAACAGCTATAAAAAGGCACAAGAGTCAGTGCAAAAGCTGAAAGTAAAACATATTGAACAAATCGCAAAATTAAAAGAAATGCGGACAGCGTTACAGCAAGCTGGTATAAGCAGTAAAAATTTATCGGCAGAAGATACAAAACTAAAAACTAAAATTGATAGTGTTACTAAATCTATTGATAAACAAAAACAATCACTAGAAAGATTAAATAAAGTACAAGCACAACAACAAAAATATCAAAAACAAGTAGAAACTTTAAAAAATACGAGTGATAAAACAAAAGAATTCGGACAACGCTCAATGGTTATAGGCGGTGCTGTATTAGGTACTGGTGCTGCGATGATGAAGCCAGCAGTTGAGTTTGAACAAGCATTTTCAAAAGTACAGGCATTAACCAGGTTAGACAAAAACAGCGCTGAAGATGCAGCAAAAATAAAGGCATTAAGAGATCAAGCGATCAATTTAGGAGCAACCACCGCCTTTACATCATCACAAGTTGCAGAAGCCCAAGGTTATCTAGCAATGGCAGGTTTTGACACAGAAAAAATTCTCTCTTCTATCTCCTCTGTATTAAATGTTTCTATGGCATCAGGGACAGATCTAGCCAGAGTTTCCGATATTATGTCTGATATATCCTCTGGTTTTAAAATACCTGCGAATGAAATGCAACGTGTTGCCGATGTATTAACATATACCTTTACCACTTCCAATACCTCAATAGAAACGCTATATGAAACTATGAAAGAAGGTGGTCCTATTATGTCTGCACTAGGGCAATCATTTGAATCTACAGCAGCAATGGTAGGATTAATGGGAAATGTCGGTATAAAAGGATCTTCAGCTGGAACCGCATTAAAAAATATTGGCTTAAATTTAATCGGTAATAAACATCTCAAAAAATTAGGAATTAGGGAAAAGGATAAAAAAGGTAATATGCGGCAATTACCAGAAATTTTAGCAGAAATTAATAAAAAAACCGCCAAAATGGGTAATGCGGCAAGAGCTGAAATTGTAGAAAGTATTTTTGGGAAGATTGGGATTGCTGCTGCATTAGAGTTATTAAGCCAATCTGATGTAGCACTAAAAGAATATGAAGATAACATAAAGAAAAAAAGCAAAAATACGGGCGAAAAAGTCGCAAAAATTATGTCAGATAATCTAATGGGCGATTTAAAAGGGCTAGATTCTGCCCGTGAAGCATTGGGCATTACCATTTTTGACGGACAATCGAAAGCCTTGCGAGAATTGACACAAACCGCAACAGGTTGGCTAAGAACAGTGAATGAGTGGATCAAAGCAAATCCAGAACTGACGGCTAAGATCGTCAAATGGACAGCTATATTATCAGGTGCAGCGATCGCTGTCGGGGCGTTAAGTGTTGCATCTAGTTTTATACTCTATCCAATCGCAAGAATGGGCTTAGGATTTCTAAAAGTTGGCGGAATAGTACTTTCATTAGGTGGTAAATTCTTAGGATTAATTAGGGCAATTTCTTTATTTGCAATGACGAATCCTATTATTCTTGCTGTTATAGCCATAGTTGCGGCACTTGCAGGCATCGCTTATTTAATCTATAAAAACTGGGAGCCGTTATCGAAAAGGTTTAAGGAAATCTGGGATAAAGTAAAAGTTAAATTTGATGAAACTAAAAAATGGTTTTCCGATTTGCCAAGTGATTTTTTAAAGTTTGGCGAGGATATGATTACTTCTTTAAAGAAAGGAATCGAAGATAAATTTACGGCTGTCACTAATTGTATTAAAGAGAAAGTCGATTGGATTAAACAAAAACTAGGTTTCTCTACAGAAGCAGAAACTAAGATTAATGAAATTAAAGAAAAGGCAGAACAAGAATCGCTACAAAAAGCAGTGCAACAATTCCATGGTGGCACCAATATTTTAATGGATGAAGCTATGCGAGATGTATTAAAACCAAAATGGTCAGGTGGCTACGCAGGCAACGGCGGCAAATATCAGCCAAAAGGGATTTATCACGGCGGTGAATATATTATGACCAAAGAAGCTACAAGCCGCCTTGGCGTGCCATTGCTCAACGCCCTCAACTACGGCAAAAATGCAATGCTTGCCGCAGGGCTTGGTGTGAGTATCGCGACTGCACAACCAATTAAGATAGATAACCGAACGCCGTTAAGTGCAAAACCACAAACTAGCCAAATGGCAAGCCAACCAATGCAGGTAAATATCACCATCAACGCCCAACAAGGACAAAATGCGGTAGATATTGCCAAAGAAGTGGAAAAAGCCCTGTATAGACGTGAACAACAAAAACAAGCACGAGCAAGAAGCGCATTGCGAGATAGAGGTTAAGGGCGAAAGCCCTTTTAAGATTAAGATCTTAAAATTTGTTTTATATTCTTAAGAAAACTTTGTAATATGATGCAATCTGAAAATATAAACAACAGTCTGATGAAGTTTTACTATCTCGCTCATATCAAGGTGAAGATAGTGTAGGTTACACCTATAACCCAGAACACTCTTTTGATGACTTCAAAAAATCAATTAAGATAGTTTGATGAATGAAAATTGATTTATCAAAACAATCTATATAAGGGTGTTTAAATACGCCATCTTGTCTTTGTTTATCTAAAATCCACACCTAAAAGCACTACCCAATCCCGATCAAATCCCCAACAATAGCCCTATTTATCATCTATCAATCGTGCTATGTCCGCAGAAACTAACCGCAGAATTGAAAACCTGATCCGCTATGGCGTGATTGCCGAAGTGGATTGTGCCGCTCGCCGTGTGCGTGTGCAATCGGGCGAAATCTTAACCGATTGGTTGCCTTGGTGTGCCTTTCGGGCTGGCACAACAAAAATCTGGTCGCCCGTAACGGTAGGCGAACAATGTGTGATTTTCGCCCCAAGTGGTGAACTCAGCACGGGCTTTGTGTTAGCGGGGATTTATTGCCTTGAATTTGACACCCCAAGCAACAGCCCTGATGAACACGTTATCGAATTTGCTGACGGTGCCAAAATTGAATACAACCAAGCCAGTTCGGCATTAAAAATCAGCGGAATTCACACCGCACTTGTGCAAGCAAGCACCAGCGTTACGCTTGAAACGCCTGTGGTGAAATGCACACAGAATTTAGAAGTGGCGGAAAATGTGCTTATCGGTGGCAACCTTGCAATGAGCGGTTCAGCAGGCGGTGGCAATGCCGAAATTAAAGGCAACGTGAAGGTGCAGGGTAATGTTAAATCGCAGGCTGATATAGTTGCAGGCTCGGTATCCCTTAAAAATCATACTCACACAGGGGATAGCGGTGGCACAACAGGAAAACCCAATGGATAAACAAACAGGGCGATACCCCAACAGCGAAACGGAACATATTAAGCAATCTATCCAAGATATTTTGCTCACCCCCATTGGCTCAAGGCTACAACGGCGAGATTACGGCAGCCATTTATTTGAGCTGATTGATCGCCCCATCTCTCGTGCTTTAATGCTCCAACTGGCGGCGGCATCGGTGATGGCAATTAAAAAATGGGAGCCTCGCATTGACATTGTGCGTTTTGCAGTAGCGATTAACCCTGACACCGCACAAATCACCGCCGATATTGAAGGGGTACGCAAAAGCGATAAAAAACAGCTTAATTTTAACGATGTAACCTTAGGACGATAAAATAGGATAGAACAATGAGCGAACTGGTGGATTTATCTAAATTAGCCTATCCCAAGGTTTTAGAGGAGCTAGATTTTGAGCAACTACTGGCAGAGCGTAAAGCGGCATTTATCGCCCTTTATCCTGCGGAAAAACAAGATTATTGGCGTGCCGTACTGGCATTAGAAAGTGAGCCAATCAATAAATTACTGCAGGAAAATGTGTATCTCCAACTGCTGGAACGCAACCGCATTAACGAAGCGGCGAAAGCCACAATGCTGGCTTATGCTACAGGGTCAGATTTAGATGTCATCGCCGCCAATTTTAACGTGCAACGGCTGATTATTCAGCCAGCCGATCACAGCGTCAGCCCACCCATTGAAGAAATCAAAGAAAGCGACACCGAACTTCGGCTGCGTTGCCAATTAGCTTTTGAAAGCCTCTCAGTGGCAGGTCCGAAATCGGCTTATATGTTCCACGCCCTTTCTGCCCACGCGGGCGTGGCTGATGTTTCTGTAACCTCGCCTCAGCCCGCCCACGTGAGTGTAACCATCTTAGCCCGCGACGGCAAAGGCACCGCAGAGGAAAGCATACTCAATGCCGTGCGGGAACGCCTTAATGATGAAAACGTTCGCCCTGTTGCGGATCGTGTCACGGTGCAAAGTGCGGTTATTCAAGACTACCAAATTCAAGCCAAACTGCACCTTTACCGCGGGCCAGAATATGAACCCATTAAACAAGCCGCAACCGTCAGCATTGAAAAATATACCCAAGAACGCCGCCGTTTAGGGCGAGATATCACCCTATCGGGCATTTATGCCGCCTTACACATTGAAGGTGTACAACGGGTGGAATTGCTTCAACCGCAAGCGGATATTGTGCTACCCAACCACAAAGCAGGCTACTGCACAAGCATTCATTTAGAACTGGTCACCGCTGATGATTATTGATAAAAACATTCCAAAAATTACACCGCTCTTGCCCGTTGGCTCAAGCGAATTAGAACGTAAAGCCGCCGAAGTGCTGCAAGAGGCAGTGCGGAATCCCATCATTATTGCGGATTTAATCAACCCCGATCGCTGCCCAGAAAAATTTTTGCCCTACCTTGCTTGGGCGTTTTCGGTGGATAAATGGGACGAAAATTGGAGTGCGGAAGTGAAACGCATTGCCATTAAACAATCCTTTTTTATCCACAAACACAAAGGCACCATTGGCGCGATTAAACGGGTGGTTGAACCCATTGGCTATTTGGTTGAGCTAAAAGAATGGTTTCAAACCCAACCGCAAGGCGTGGCTGGCACATTTAGCCTAACGATCGAAGTATCAGAAACGGGCTTAAACGAACAAACTTACAACGAACTGGTGCGATTAATTAATGACGTTAAACCTGTCTCACGGCATTTAACCCATCTTGCGATTGCAATCTCACCAACAGGCAAAATGCATTTTTTTATCGGACAAAATGCCGGTGAAATTCTCACTGTTTACCCCCAATAAGGAACGTTTATGGCAAAGCAATATTATTCCGTGCTCACCGATTACGGCACACAAGTCATCGCCCAAGCTATTGCACACAAGCAACCCTTGCAAATTATGCAAATGGCAGTGGGCGATGGCAACGGGCAGGCAACCACACCAAGCCAACGCCTCACAGCATTGGTGCGAGAAGTGCATCGTGCCAATGTCAGTGCTATCTCTGTTGATCCTCGCAATAACAAACAAATTATTTTTGAATTAACAATCCCTGAAAATGTCGGGGGATTTTGGATAAGAGAAATGGGGATTTTTGATCATCAAAATCGCCTTGTGGCTTATGCCAACTGCCCAGACAGCTTTAAGCCACAACTAGAAAGTGGCAGCGGCAAAGTGCAAGTGGTGCGAATGATTTTGTTGGTTAGCTCATCGGACGCCATTACGCTTAAGGTGGATGACAGCGTGATTTTTGTTACCCGCAGCCAACTCACCCCGCAACAAATCACCGCCACTAGCCAAAACGCCGTGGAGGAAACGGGCCACAGCCACGAAATCGACAAAGCAAGCACAAGCCAAGCGGGTATTGTGCAACTCACCAACGCCACCGATAGCGAAGCAGAAACCCTAGGGCTCACCGCCAAAGCGGGGAAAACGTTGAAAGGGCTGATTGATGCCTTAACCCGCAATCTGAGTAACTATATCCCCAACAGCAAAAAATCTGACGCGGTCACTTCGCCAAGCTCTGACACCATCGCCACAAGCTTTGCCGCTAAAACCGCCTATGACAAAGCAATTGAGGCGGATAATCACGCCGAAAGTGCTTACAATTTGGCTGAAAGCAAACAATCCCCTGCCACAACATTAGCTGGCTATGGGATTGGTGATTTTAAGGTGGGGACATCCACCGGTGATGCCAATGATTGCAAGATTGACGGCAATTATTATTTTGCCAGCGGGCAAAATTTACCGAGTGCGGGGGCGTGGCATATTGCGGCGATGAGTGGCGGACAAACTAACGCTATCCGACAAATTGCCCACAAAGCCAATGAGAGCAAGGTTCAAACCCGTTATTTTAACGGCACGTCTTGGAGCGCGTGGAAAGAGGTGGGCGGTGATGGGGTGCCTGTTGGCTCTGTTGTTGCATTTCCTGTAGCGGTGCAAAATCCGCACGGATTTTTACGCTGTGACGGCTCAAGTTTTGGACAGGAAACTTATCCCGCCCTTTATCAAGCCTTAGGGGTGAACACATTGCCCGACCTGCGTCGCTCTGATGTGGGAATGACGGCGTATTTTGCCACCGACAATATCCCCGAAGGCTGGATTGCCTTTGATGACATTGAAGAGCAGGTGAGCGAACAGGCTTATCCCGAACTGTATCGTCACCTTGTGGCGAAATATGGCAGCCTTTCCGCCGTGCCGAAAGCGAAAGACCGCTTTATTCGTAACGCGGGGGCATTGCTTGCGGTGGGTGAGGTGCAACAAGACGCCCTTCAAGACCACTTTCACTATATTCCTACCGAAGCAGGGGGCGATTATCAAGCCGAGAAAGGTATCACTATCGTCATTCGCGATAGTGATACCACCAATGTGGTGCCAGGTGCGTTTAAGCCTGCACAACAAGGCAGGGTGCAGGCAAACAACTCGGCGGTCGCCGATGGGGCAAGGGCAAAAACCTACCTTGCTTCTACGAAGGATACGACAGAGAAAGATACGCGAACTGCGGAAGAAACTCGCCCGAAATCCCTTGTTCTCAAACTCTGCATTAAAGCACAAAACACCCTCGATGGGGTGCAGTTTTGGATTAAAGCCTTTGGCAATGTGAGCAATGCGGGTGAGCTTGAGGTGAGTCGCTTAGCTCAAGATATGCAACAGGTGAGGTTGGAAAAAGCGGACATTTCGCATACGCATACCGCAAGTGATATAACGGATTTTGATACAGGGGTGGATAACCGTATCGCACAATTATTTACTTACCAAAAAATAGGTAATTTTGAAGTACGCAAATATCCCGATGGCACGATGATACAAACTTGTCGTGATAGACAAGCTTCGAGACGAACATCGAATAATCAATTGTTTTCTCTGACTTTGCCAGTTGCATTTATAAGATACCCAGTTGTTAGTGCCACTATTGAAGAAAACGTAGCATTAAATACTGCAAGAGATGATACCTATATATCATTAAAACAAATCTCAAGAACCAAAATTCAGTACGGCATCTTAGATGATGGAAGTTTATATCAGACAATAGATTGTGTACATATTATAGCGATTGGACGCTGGAAATAAGGATAGAATATGAAAATTTATTATAAAGATGGGTTTTATCACGACACCGCCCCCGAGGGTTCAGTAGAAATTAGCGAAGAAACGTACCGCACTTTACTTATTGGGCAAAGTGAGGGAAAACAGATTATCCCCGATGAGCGGGGCTACCCCGTTTTGATTGAGCCACAACCAAGCCCTTATCACCGATTGCAAGGGGGAAAATGGGTGATGGATGAGGCAAGACAAGGGGAACGGCTCAGCGAACAGCGAAATCAAGTGCGGTCAAAAATTAATGCCAAACGAGATAACTGTGTTGATGGCGGCGTGTATGTGCCAGAAATCGGCAAATGGGTGGATACAGATGAAAAAGGGCGTGCCACCTTGGTAGAAATCAAAGCGGATTTTGACTTAAACGGCAAAACGGAAGAAAACGGCGAGCCACGTATTTTCACCCTGATTTGTGCGGATAACACGGCAGAGCCGTTAGATTTTGACAAATTCAAAGCGGTGTGGAATGCGGCGAAAACGCTCAAAGAAAAAATGTTTGAAAACGCCTATATGCACAAAATTTTGTTAGAACAAGCGGAAAATCCGCTTGAGTATGACTGGTCGATCGGCTGGTCACAAACCTATGAGGAATACCAAAATGAGCAAGAAAAATCCATTTAAAACGTGGGGCTATCACGTTTTGATTGCCCTCGACCAACTTTGCAACGCCTTAACGGGCGGTGGGGCAGATGAAACCTTTTCCAGCCGTTGTTACCGCCGAGCCGTGTTAGAGAGCAAGCCCAAAGCCCGCTGGCGGTTTTGGTTTCGGCTAGTGAATGGGCTATTTTTCGACAAAGACCATTGCAAAACCGCCTATGAAAGCGAGGTGAAACGGCGGCAATATCCGGAGGATTTTCAATTAAGTTAAGTAAAAAAGCGGAATATTCCGCTTTTTATTTAAAGATTTAATAGCAGTGCGATTTTTTGCCGAATTTCCGCTAATTCATCAAGAGCAATTTTGCCTTTAAACTCCGCTTTTCGTACACGCCAGTCAAGACTTTTAATTTGATCCGATAACACCACATTTTTTGGCGTACCGTCAATGGATACCTCAAAAGGATAACCTTTAATTTTCGTTGTGAGTGGGCAGCAAATTAATAAACTGGTTAAGTGATTATAGGCTTTAGGGCTCAGTACCACCGCTGGGCGATGACCTGCTTGTTCGTGTCCTGCTTGTGGGGTGAAATTCAACCAAATAATATCGCCCACATCTGGAATATATTCCTTCATCACCACTCCCCGCCTTCTGCCTCACCAAAATCCACTTCTTGGTGTAAATTGTCAGGGTGAATATTGGCAAGCAATTGGGTTAAAGAGGGTTGTTGTGGCAGCGGGGCAATAATAATTTTGCCATTTTCCACCTGCATATCTACTAGGTGATCCACATTCAATTGCAATTCCGAAAGCACCGGTGCAGGAATGCGAATGCCCACACTGTTCCCCCATTTTTTTATTGTTAGTTGCATAAATTTCTCCTAATAAATGTTTATACATTGTATAATTTTACTTTCAGTAAAGCAATCTCATTATGTCATCTTATTTCTCTGTCATATTTCAATTCACACTCGCAATAAATAGCGGGTCATTTTTTCCCGTTGCACAATAGCCCTAAATTTAATCAACCTCACCAAAAGGGCTATTTATGGACTACTTACACGGCGTGCGGGTCATCGAAATCAACGAGGGAACACGCACAATCAAAACTCCGTCCACGGCGGTGATTGGGATTGTTTGTACCGCAAATGATGCTGATGCCGAGGCTTATCCACTTAACACCCCTGTTTTACTCACCAACCCACTGGCTGGCATTGCCAAAGCAGGCACGCAAGGCACGCTGGCGAAAACCTTAAAAGCCATTAGCAACCAAGTGAACACCCTCACGGTAGTGGTGCGGGTGGAACAAGCCATTGCCGAAGAAGGCGATGACAGCGACGGGGAAAAACAAAAAGCCGCCGACGGCAAAACCACCGCCAATATTATCGGCACGGTTACCGAAAGCGGGCAATACACGGGCTTAAAAGCCTTGTTGGTTGCTCAGGCAAAATTAGGTGTGAAACCGCGTATTTTGGGCGTGCCTTATTTAGATAACAAAGAGGTTGCTACTGAACTTGCAGGGATCGCGAAAAAACTCAATGCCTTTGCCTATGTTTCCGCCCACAACTGCTACACCAAAGAGCAAGCCGTTACTTATCAGAAAAACTTTGGCCAACGTGAAGTGATGGTGATCCACGGTGATTTTGCCGCCTTTGACGTAACCCGCAAACGCACAGAAACGGAAAGTGCGGTGGCAAATGCCCTTGGATTGCGTGCTTACCTAGATAAAACCATTGGCTGGCATAAAGCCATTTCTAATGTGGTAGTTGAGGGCGTAAGCGGTGTAACCCGTGATATTACCTTTGATATTCAAGACACCAGCACCGATGCCAACTATCTCAACGAACACAAAATCACCGTGCCGATTAATTTCAACGGCTACCGCTTATGGGGTTCTCGCACCTGTTCTGACGACCCGTTATTCCAGTTTGAGAATTACACCCGTACGGCACAGATTTTGCGTGATACCATTGCCGACGCTCACGCGTGGGCGATTGATAAGCCAATGACTCCCGCACTAATTAAAGACATTATTGAGGGCGTGAATGCTAAGTTTCGTGAGCTGAAAGCCTTAGGCTACATTGTGGATGCGAAAGCCTGGTATGACGCGGAAATCAACGACAAAGACACGTTAAAAGCGGGCAAATTGTACATTGATTATGATTACACCCCCGTGCCACCGTTGGAAAATCTTAATTTCCGTCAGCGTATCACCGATCGTTATTTAGCGGATTACGCCGCGAAAATCACTGCATAAGGAGTAACTATGGCTTTACCGCGTAAATTAAAATTGATGAACCTATTCCAAGATGGTGTAGGTTACAAAGGCGAAGTGACCGAAGTGAACTTGCCGAAATTGGCAATTAAAACCGAAGATTACCGTGCAGGCGGAATGCTGGGCGATGTTGCCATCGATCTCGGCATTGAAAAGCTGGAAATGGAAGTGAAATTCGGCGGTTTAATGGTCGAGATGAAAGAATTTTTTGGCAGCCCAAATATTGATGGCGTGGCATTACGTTATGCGGGATCTTACCAGCGAGAGGACACAGGCGAAGTGGAAGCCGTGGAAGTGGTGACCCGTGGGCGTTACACCGAAATTGACGGTGGTTCATCAAAAGCGGGCGATGACACAGAAGAAACCTATAAAGCCGCATTGACCTATTACAAACTGATTGTTAACGGCAAAGACTTAATCGAAATTGATTTAATCAATGATCTTTATGTGGTGAACGGCAAAGACAGACTTGCCGTTCACCGCAAAGCCCTTGGTTTATAACAGACACACCACCGCCCCGCAAAGGGGCATTTTTTGACTAATTAAAGGAAAAGAAATGAAAAAAGCCAATCAAAATAGCAAACACGTTACTTTAACCCAAGCCCTTGTGCGTGGTGAAAAAGAAATCCGCGAAATCAGCGTGCTGAAACCCAACATTGCGGCGTTAAAAGGGCTGAAAATGTTTGATGTAATGCAAATGGACGTCGATGCCTATTGCCAGCTTCTGCCCCGCGTGACGTCACCCGCTTTAACCAAAGTGGAGGTGCTGAACCTTGACCCGATTGATTTCACCGCTCTTTGCTCGGAAGTGGTCGGTTTTTTCGTGAAAACCGAACCAACAGAAGCCACAATGGAAGCCTAGCCTCGTTGCTTATTCCTGCCACGGTGGAAGATGCCATTGCCGACATTGCCACTGTGTTCCACTGGCAACCCAACGTGTTTGACGAAATGGAGCTAGAAGAATTAATGCAATGGCGGGAAAAAGCCCGCGAACGGGCAGAATATCAAGAATAAAAGTGCGGTGCAAAATTTGCGAAAATTTCACCGCACTTTTATTAAGGGAAACAGAATGAAAGAAATCATTATTTTTTTATTATACTTTCTGACTATTTTCGCCATTTCTGGAATGGCAACCTTTTTGATGTATCAAAAGCTAGACGGGTGGGACTGGCTGATTTTTATTTTAGTGTTACTACTCAATGCCAAAATTTCCGTTAAGCAGGAATAAACAATGCTACAAAACTTTGCAATGATGGCTTATGGCTTTTTTGTGTTTATGCGTGCCACTGTGCCATTTCAAGAAATGCAACGCACAGCCCAGTGGAGACACCCCACTAACTCGGTGATTGGGCGAATGCCTAAAGCCCAGTTTGTGGGAAAGGAAAGCGAAAGCATCACCATTCAAGGGGTGTTAATGCCGAGTATCACAGGGGGCGAAATGAGCATCGCCACCTTAGAAGCTCTTGCTGAACAAGGCGAACCTTACCCATTAATTGATGGGGCAACATTTAGGGTGCTAGGTTGGTATGTGATCGAAGAAATCAGTGAAACGCAATCGGTGTTTTTTGCTGATGGCAAAGCCCGCCGCATTGATTTTTCTATGAAGTTAAAACGCACTGATGATAGTCTGCTCGCTGAAATTGGTGATGTTGTGAAAGGATTAATCGCATAATGGCTAATGAAGTGATCGATAGTATGTTCGATAAAATCGCTGAAACGAATCATAAAACACCACAATTTAAAATTAGCGTCACCTCTAAGAATAAAAAACAAGAGATTACTAAGATAGTCTCCGAGCGACTTATGCAGCTTACTTTAATTGATAATCGAGGATTCGAAGCAGATGAAATCGATCTACAATTAAGCGATCATAACGGAGCTTTAATGCTACCAAGCCGTGGAGCGATTATTGATATCGCTATTGGTTGGAAAGGCAAACAACTCGTTCCTAAAGGAAGTTATATTGTTGATGAAATACAATATAGTGGCTCACCCGACACACTCACCATTAGAGCAAAAAGTGCTGATTTACGCGGCTCATTGCATAGTAAAAAGGAACGATCATTTCATCGTATTACTTTCGGTAAGCTCATAGAACAACTAGCAAAAGAGAACAATCTCGAACCGTTATGTAGTCCAGATTTTAAAGATAAACTGATTGATCATCTTGACCAAACGAATGAAAGCACAATTAATTTACTATCAAGACTAGCCGAAGAATATGATGCCATTGCTACTGTCAAAAATGGCAAATTACTCTTTATGCCAACAGGCAAAGGAAAAACAGTTAATAACAAACCATTACCACCGATTCTGATTACCCGTCAAGCTGGCGATAGTTTTAATTTTTCATTGATAGAAAGTGATAATTACACCGCGGTACGTGCTTATTGGTACGATATGAATACGGGAAAGAAAGGCGAAGTTATCATTGATAAAAATTCTGAAATTCAACGGAAAAACGTCATTACCAAAACAGGGAAAGTCAGTAAAAACAAACAAAAGGTATTAGTACAGCATCAACCTGTGGAAAGCGACGCTGATCAGATGTTAACTTTACGCAATACCTATACGTCTGAAAAACGAGCTATCAATAGTGCGAAAGCGGCATTTAATAAAATGAAGCATGGTGTTGCCAGTTTTTCTCTCACACTGGCTTATGGACGACCTGAACTTATTCCTGAACTGCCTGTAACTGTGCAGGGGTTTAAAGGAATGATTGATAGCTCGGAATGGATTATCAGCAAGGTAACGCATAATATTGATAAAGACGGGTATATTTCACAAGTGGAGTGTGAGTTGAAAGTTGAATAAACTTGACGAAAAGATATTTATATTTGGAGTAACTATGAACCAAAAGAACAATGAATTAGCACATTTATTTGATCAAAAAATAAAAACTTATGCTAGTAAAACTATCTATCAGCAGAACCAAGCAAGTATTTTGCTAAAATCTTTTAATAAAAGATACATGCCTAATTTCTCTGAACAAGAAGTCATAAATTTTCTAAATAAAGAAATGTCAAGTATTAAAAATGAAGCGACACAATGCAAGTTAGGCAAAGAAAACATGCATAAATTAATAGCAGAAAGATTTAATCAAGTAATAAAAAAAGCTGAGCAACTTAACACTATAAAATCTATTAACAATAAACTAATAATTTTATAAATATATCTGCTAGTCTATAATATTTACTGATTTAGCAAATGCACGCCCTAAATCGCTTATATCTAGAATACCTTTTCCTAAATCAATATTCTTTCCTTGCATATCCTGTTTTATTTCTAAATAAACAGGATCTTTGTAAAAACATTGATAGAATTTCTCATTCATTTCTAATTCATAATTAACACTAACTAACCCCAATCTAATCCAATTATCGACATAGGTAGATATATTCCTCTCTTTTTGGTTGAAATAACCATCTAAAGGCAATAAATGTCTATATAATGTTAGGTAAGTAAACATATCACCAAATATTTGTCTAACATCACAAATAGCTATCCTTTTCTGTTTTAGGATAGTAGAAAGCAACACGGCTTCTTCTGAATTTAATTGATTTAGGATTGAAACATAAGCTGGATGGGTAGTTTTAGTGCTATCAATTGTATTCGTGATTAAATTTTCAAATAACTCCGCTAATTCAACTTCTTCTTGGGAATATACTAGCCCTTCTGTAGCTAACGTTAAGGTAGGTAATGAACCTAATTTAATATCTTTTTCAACAACTCTCTTGATTTTATCACTTAGCCTTTTTTGAGTATCGTGCTCAAGCATAAATAATGATTCAAAGAATTTCTGTGTGCCTTTTTTAAAAGCGACCAATTTATGAAGAACTTTTATCCCTTCATATTTTATTTCTGCCGCCATTAATTTGCTTTCTGCTTCAAAATCTCCAGCTTGTTGTAAACGTTTATCAGAACTATTTTGTAAACTATGGATTTCAGACACTGAATCAGTTTTCATAGATTCTGCTACATTTTTTATATCATCAGTTGAAAATACCATTTTTATATACCATTTATTAAATATTACCCACAAACCTTCCCATAAGGTACACCATCTTTATCGCGATCTAAACGCCTTACTCCGCACTGGTTAAGGTAAGACTTCTCTTCTTCGCAGGAACACATTTGTTTGTAATAAAGTCCTAATTTTGCTGCTTGCCATTTAATTTCATCACCGCAACAATGTTTTTGGCGTAGTTCTGTTATTTCACGCTCAAAAAGGGATAAATTATTTTCTTTGATCCATAACAAACCAAAAGCATAAAAAAAGCTTGCCACTTATGCCTAGTTCATCCGAAGTATTATTTGTAAAAATATTAATTTGATATATTTCTTAACGTTATAACCAAACCCAATATATCTAATATAAGAAACAGTTCAAGAAATGCAATAATCAATGTTAAATATATGTATATATAATGTAAACTTAAATATTTTTTGAAGTGATATCCTTTTTCTATCCTTTTTCCAAACGAATCTTTTTCACATTCTGTTACTAGAAAATCAATATCTTGATGGGGTTCAGAGTCTTTTAATATAGCCTCATATTCAGCTAAGAGTTTTCTAAGTTCTTGGTGTTTATCTTTATCGTGTCTATCTTTATCATCTAATAATTCCTCCTCTAATATTCTTAATTTTTTGGTTAGACTTCTTAGATTCGAGCCACATACTCTTAAATTCTTAATCTTTACATCATAAGATGAATTAGATATTTGTATAGAAAAGACTAATATAATAATAGCTAAAAATATTTGAGATATATCAATTATAGTTTTATATGAATGATTTTGTGTTGGAAAAGCTAAAAACCATATAGGAATAAAAATTAGTCCTAAAGATGTCATTACGATTATTGCAAATGATATATTCTTAAATTTTTCTAATCTATTTGCAGCATTATTTTTACAATTTGCAGTAACTCTTACTGAATATTTAAGTTGATTTAATGCCGATCTATCATTTTTTCCATAATTAAACACTCTATTTTCTAATAATTTACTTATTTTTTTATATTTTTACTAACAAGTAATTCCAATTATGTTAGTAATCTAATTTAGTCTAAAATATTCTTACTCAAGATCCTATCCTTTTTTGTTTAACTCACTTAACTTAACGACAAATACTCTCACACGGTACGCCGTCTTTATCACGATCTAAACGGCTTAGTCCGCATTGATTAAGATAAAACTTCGCTTCTTCGCATGATCTCATTTCTTTGCAATAGCGTTTGCCGTCGTCGCAGCTATATTCTTGTTTTGCTGCTAATGCAGACTGGGTTAATAATAATGCACTGATGATAAGAAGTAATTTTTTCATAAAATCCACCTATTTTTTAATTAAAAATTGAACATATTCATTTAATTTCTTATCGTTATACATTAACTCTTTATATTTATCTGAATGGCTTAATCCAGCTGTCAAAATCTCACTATCTGTCTTCAATACAACTAAATCATTAAATGACGATGCTATATTAAATTTATTCAATGCTTCTAGAGCTTTCTCTCTAGTAACAGTAACTGGTTTTATTTGATAAATATTTTTTAATAATTTAGATGATTCCATATCAACAGGAATAGATGAAACTGTCACTTTATCAAGAGTGGAATAAGTAAAAGTATTATAAACTGCATATAAAAAAGCACGATCAACCATATTTTTTATCACTTCCTTATCATCATTTGATAAAACAACAGGTGATATTCTTAGTTTTAATGGTTTCTTATTCTCAATTTTTAAAGAATTATTTTCATTGTAGTAATCACCAAAGCTATCAAAAATATCAACTGCATTATCAAATTGCACTACTCCAACATCATTTTGAGTAAATTTATAATCTTTTAACTCTTCTTGTGGAGTAAGTGCATAAGTGTTAATACTGAATAATAAAGCAAAAAATAAAACTATCTTTTTCATTTTAAAGATCCCTTGGATTGATTGGTAAAACTCGAATAAACTTGCCGATAATCTGTGCTGTGTCGAACAGATTACCGTCAATGTCGAAATCTGGGTAAAGCGGATTGTCAGATAATGCTTTATAGACGTTGGTAGGTAGCAGCATCAGGCGTTTAATATAGGTTGCCCCATTGAGAGCGAAAATATAAATGCCCTCGGTGTTATAATAGTTAATAGATGCATCAATAAACACTAAATCGCCTTTTTTAATTGTAGGCTCCATTGAATCCGTCGGAACAGTAATTAAAAACAAGTTGTCGGCTTTTTTCTTGCCAACAATATCAGCCAATCCTTGTGGTGAGAAATAGATTGAGCGAATTATCTCTGGATAATCTTCATTTTCAAACCCTTTTGTTGCCGCTGCCGCTTTCACATCAAGTTGATTAATGCAGTAATAGTGTTCATCGTCTGATTCGGGGCTGATGAGTGTAGAAATGTTCATATTTTCTGAATTTTCATATTTATCTAGTTCAGCTGGATTAGTTATTCGTACATCGTCAAACTTATTTCCTTCTCCGGTTTTTAACCAAATAGGATTAACCCCACTGACAATAGCTAAGTTAAGGATATGACTTGCTGGAACTTTATTATTTGTTTTCCAGTTTGAAATACTACTTTTACCGATTTGTAGATAATTAGCTAAATCAATTTCTCTTTTAAAATCACTAACTTCAAGCATTCGTCTGATTATTGCTTCGGCTTTAGTTTCTTTTTTGTCATTCATAATCTAAAAACCATAAAAATAAATTGACACGTTCATAATAAATGAACTAACATAGTTCATATAAAATGAACATATTTAAACAATGTAAACATTTTAACACAAGCAAGGTAATTACAAGAGGATTTTTGTATGAAATTAGACAGCGATCACAAAACAAATAAACGCCGTAATAGCGTTATCGCCGTGCGTGTATCCGATGATCTTAGAGATAAGCTTAGCGAATTAGCAAAAGCAGATAAGCGAACTTTAAGTGATTTTATCCGCATAAAAATCGAAGAGTTATTTAACTGCTAAAGGGAAAGGTGGTTTAAATGAACTCTTTAAATTCTAACCCTTATTCTTCTGACGATAATAAGGATTCATTAAATCAACAGGACGGTAATCATCTAAAGGTATATCCGCTTCTAACATTGGATCAATTGAAATTGCAAGCTGAACGAGTTGCTCGGCTTGTTTATGTTTCCCTTGATCGTGTAGCTTGCGAATCTGATCACGCAAAAAACAAGCCACATCCGCAGGCTGAAACCAATTATTTAAACCTAATTCGTAAAATTGGCGAAGTATTTTATCAGTTAGATGATGGTGTTCAGATTGCTGAAGCGATAAAAGCAATGCCTGATAAAAATAGAGCAAGACCGATTTATCAAAATGTTTCTTTTTTTGAGGTGTTGTGTTTGCTACGGTCGTTTGGGTTGCCACTTGATGGTGAGATAAGTTTTTATCGTCATTTTGCATTTTTTGCTCCTACGTTAGGTGCGTTAGCTGAAAAAAGCGAAAAATTGTTAGGCGAGCTGTTGACATTATTAGTGCTAGTTAAGCTCGCACAACATTATCAAGATTTTAATCCAGATGACAATGAGAAATTTTCTGCATTCATCAAAGCGTCATTTGCTCAATGGGTTAATGGGATTGTTGATGAACTTATTAAGCAAGGTGGTAAATAATGGCAAATATCGATCATCGTTGCACAAACTGCGGTAGTGCAAATTTGAGAGTGAGAACATCGGAGAAAGTCGGGTTGTTGGTTATTGGCACCACGCTCTATTGCAATAGTTGTGGCACTAAGCTGGAGGTAAAGAGCCAGATTACTAAAGTATCAACGCCGACTTATCACGAGCGACCAGAGGCGCTGCGAGCGAATAAGCCGTTATTGCAGTTAGATACGAAAACGGCAGATATGTTCGAAGCAGAACAACAGTCGTAATTCTTTTTTAATTAAAACACTGTGCAAATTATAGCCTTTTTATTAAAGGGCTAGTTTTTTGCACCCTAAATTCAAGGAGTTGAACAATGATTAAACAACCTTATCGCTACAAAGTTTTAAAGCAACAGAGAAACGTATCAACCTTATCAAGCTAGAACAGCGTATTGAAGCGTTAGAACGAGCTGTCGCACAACAAAATCGGATGAATGCACATATTGCAAGCAACAATCAGATTATCAATTTGGCAAATGAAAGTTTGTTAGATCGCGTTGAAGCATTAGAAGCATTGCACTACAAGCCAACGTTTTTGAGTTGGTTGTTTGGGAAATTGGGTAAATAGGAGTCGTTATGTCCGCTGTAGATTTGGCAAGAGATGAATTTTTTAAGTCGTTTCATCGACTTTACAACGAGTCAGAATTTGCAGCGGAACGACTTTTTGAAAAGTTGACGTTAATGCAGAAAACAGCGGTGGCGAGAGCGGCTAATGTTGAGTTTAAGCGGCATTTGCGTGATTACGACATAGAAGATAGACGAAAAATTGGTAACGCTATTCGGCAAATTAAGGCGATTGCAAAGGCATTTAATTTACCCGTTAGCGTAAATGATTTTTTAAAAGTTGATTCAGAGGTGGTGTATGAAGATTAAGCAAAGATTAAGAGTAAACAAAAAGATGGTAGAGGGGGCAATTTATTACTTTGGTGAAAATTGTCGTGGTTATTTGGGGCTTTGTAAAACACGTTCAATTAAAGATCGTGCAGCATTATTAGAGAAAGCGAGGCGCCAGCGTCAAGCAATGGCGGATTATGTGGTGTTGAGAAATAGAATTCAACGTGTGTTAAGTGCGGATTATGTGGTGTTGCACTAAGGAGTTAATGATGAACGAACGTATTTTTTTTCGATCTTGGTGAACGTTTTTGCGTGCAACGTGCGGAAAACGGTCAAGGTTTTTGTAAGACATCATATGCGTTTGATGTGAAACATGGCGTTTGGAAACCTGCGGACATTACAGAATATCCTAATTTTGAGGAGTTGTTGCTCGCAATTTTTAAAGAACAATTTGCTAAGACAGATCGTTCCCCTGTTGCGGTATTTGATGCCGTAAATGCGGTTATGGCGCAAATGAAAGAAGAAGTGATAAGAGTAAGGGATTTATAAAATGACACGCTACGCCACTATTAAACAAGCTGCGGATTATGTACAGGTTGAACGTGTTGCGCCGGCAGGATTAACACCGGTGCAGTATCAACTGTTTAATTGTAGCGATGAGGATATTTTCCGTTTCGGTATCAGCAAAATTCAGGGCTTGCCTGATTCGTTGAGCAAATATTTTGTGAATCGTTATTTGCGGCTCTTCCGCCAAAGTGGACGGTTTGCTGCAAACACTTGGCTACGCACCACATTAGACAACGGTGTGCTTGAGCGTGTTGAGGCGGTGCTTAAACGTCACCCGATCAGCAAAAATGTGACCAAAACCACCGCAAAATGTTATCAGATTGATGATGAAGGTAACCGCATTAAAGGGGCGTTAAAAGAGGTCGCGTTGCACGAGTTTAATCGGCAGGATGTTGAGCGTTTTGCCACACGGATGGCAGATGAGCAATTTGTGCTTTATCAAGATTTTATCGATAACGAGTTGGCAAGTTGCACCGATAAGCAGGCGATTGACGTCAAACTGAAAGCGTTGTACTACAAATTGGCAAGGTTGACCGAGCTTAAGGGCATTACGCCGCCGTTTTGGCATAAATATCATATCGGCAAGATTTTGCGTAAAGAGGTCGGTGCGGCAATTTTGAAAATGTGCGATGAGGAGTGGTGGTGCAATCAGTTGTGGCAAAAGCGTTCATTTTTGCGTGAACATTTGGCAATTGCGGTCGGTCAGGTGCAGGCGAAAGCCAGCCCTTATGCGAGTTTTGAGGCGGTGGCGGAATGGCGTTATCAACGCCGTAAAAATACGGATTTTATCAAACAAATGCAGTTAATCAATGAAGAGGACGAAGAGGAGCAACTCGGACTTGATGAGATGTTTTATAAAACCGTTTCTAATCCTGCAATCCGACGTTGCGAATTGATGAACAGAATGCGTGGTTTTGAAGAGTTGGCAAAAATTTATGGCTATGTGGGCGAATTTTATACCTTGACTGCTCCCTCTTCTTATCACGCTATCCATTCTAAAGGTGGGTTTGTTAAAAACTGGAACTTTAGCAATCCACGCGATACGCAAGACTATTTGTGTAAAGTCTTTGCTCGTATTCGAGCTGCATTAAAACGTCGGGGCATTAATATTTTTGGTTTTCGGGTGGTTGAACCTCATCACGATGGTACACCGCATTGGCATATGTTGTTCTTTATGGAGCAAAAGCACGTTGATACCGTGCGTGAGATTTTTGCGAAATATGCCCTTGCGGAAGATGGCAATGAGGCAGGAGCAAATGAACACCGTTTTACCGCAAAAGCGATCGATTGGGAAAAAGGCTCGGCGACAGGCTACATTGCGAAATATATTGCGAAGAATATTGATGGTTATGCGTGTGATGATGATGTGGACGACGAAACAGGCGAGAAATTAAAAGATGTGGCGAAGAATGTTTGTGCGTGGGCATCTAAGTGGCGGATTCGTCAATTCCAGCAAATTGGTGGTGCGCCTGTTTCGGTTTGGCGTGAATTACGTCGTAAGCATGGACAACTAGTTGGCGATCAACAAATTGATGCGTTAATTCAAGCGGCGGATGACGGCGATTGGACGAAATACACAGAATTGCAAGGCGGTGCGTTTGTCAGCCGTAAATATTTAGTTGCTCGTACTGTTTATGAAGATAGAAAACCGAATAAATATGGCGAAATTAGTAAAAAAATTATCGGTATTTTTAATCAACTTAAGCCTATTTTTGAGTTGATTGGTACGCGGTTGAAAAAGTGGAAACTGGTTAAGAAATCAGTTCTAGCTTCACAAAAGGAATTAGTAAATCATTCGGTGCGTAGCACCGCTTGGAGTTCTGTCAATAACTGTACGGAGGAAGAAGAACAAAAAATAGACAATATTAGTAAGGAGATTAGTTCAGATGAAAAAATAGACGAAGAACAGCAAGTGCAAGCGTTAATCAGTAGAAAAATTGGCTGGCTATTACGTAAGAAAATTCGGTTAACTGATGAAATGTATAACGAATTGGTACGAACTGGTTCAGTAAGAGTGAAAGATGGTCGTTATTTGTCAGTCGATTATGGCGAATTGCGGTTGAGTTATCAACGAAGAAGTGAGGTGAAATTAAATGGATAGACAAATTATTCAAATTTGTTCGAGTTCGGATTCAGGTGTATTTGTACTATGTAGCGATGGATCGATATGGAACCTATGGCAGGGTAGAAAGTGGAGATTATTGCCTGAAATTCCACAAGGTAAACCAAGCTATAAAGCATATCTAGATGAATGTATAAATGATTTAAGAATAAAAGATAGGGTTAGAATTTTATCAGAAGATGAAAAAAAAGAATTATTAGACCTATTAGAACAACGTAAAAAGTATGAATTCTTTATAAGATAATGAGGTAATAAACAGTGGCAACAACCGATAAACAAATACCAACAGATGATTGTCCGCCGTTTTAAGCGAAGGAGTATCAAATGGAACAAGTATCTAATCAAGCACTATTAGAAAAATTGCAGGCAGTAGAAGCGTTATTACTGCAACAAAAAGAACCTCTAACAGAAGATAGTAAAGAGCTTTGGACAGTGGCAGATATTGCGGCTTATTTTAAGTTAAGCGAGCGTCATATTCGTGGTGCTGTAATTGCTGATCCGTATTTTCCGCAACCAGTGCAAGTTCCATCTCAACGGGATATTCGTAAGAAAAGCTTAAGTTTGCGATGGATTGCAGGCGATGTGGTGCGCTATGCAGAGAGGAAAAAGGCGAGGAGAGTTTGACAGTTTTATTTTATCGGGTTGGGATAGCCGCACTTACTTTCCAAAAGCGGCGTCCGCTCCGATAACAGCGTTTTTAGTAAAACCTGATTCCCACAAAAGGAGTGTATTTTTTGATGTTTACTGAATCTGAATATAATTCAATTCCACATCAATTTGCCCAATTTACTGTGTCACAAATTGATTATATTATCGACTTTTCGGCTGATAGTAACATTATTTCGACTCTATTTGTATTAGATAAGAAAATTGAAGATTTGCTAAAAGGGCATAACACATACAGTGTAAAGTTTGGTGTAAAAGCCTATTATGAAAGCAGCGATCCTAATGTAGATTTATATGCACCACCCATTAATCATAATTTTAAAAAGAAAGATATTCTGCAATTAAAAGAACAGCTTGAAATGTTATTATATAAACATTACTTAATCTATCAGCCTGAATGTTATTTTTTTATTGCAGAACGCCCTTCGTTAAGCAGAATGTATCAAAAAATGTGCGACAATCGACATCCACTTATGATAGACTTTCAACCAGTAGGGCAACTAGGTGATAATGCAGATTGCTTTATTATAAAAACACCCAACTATAAGGAGTGATGTTTTATGGCAGAAACAAAACCGAGTGCAAAAGAATTAAAACGTCAAGCAATGCTTGCTTCGCGTTTAGCTTACCAAAAAGCGAAAACAAAATAAGTTCCAAAAGCCACAGGATAATGTGGCTTTTTTTATGTGGAGTCGCACTAATCCAGCAATTTAACCACATCAACCATATTCGGGGCATAGTAAGTATTAAGCAGAATTTTAATATCTCTATGCCCTGATATTTTTGCAAGCGTCATTACATCGACTTTTTTCGCTAAACGAGTTAACGCTTCGCGGCGAGTGTCGTGGAAATGCAAGTTTGCATTATCTAATGCTGCTTTTGCTTTTAACTTTCGGAAATTGGCATCTAGTTGTGCTGGCTTTAGTTGGAAAATAAGATCAGTATCGTCAGTTTTTATTTTTCCCATTTGTTGAATAATTTCCATTGCCACTGATGACAATGGAATATCTCTAGGGTGTCCGTTTTTAGTTTGTGGTAGGTGCAATAACCGTTTATCCATTTTGAGATCTTGCCATTTTGCATTGCAGATTTCTCCAGCTCGCATCGCGGTTTCTAGTGCAAATAGCATTGCGGCTGCAACTCTATTTTGTATCGTTATTGGGATCTGTTGCTTGTCATAATCTGCAACAAATAAAATTCTGTTTATTTCCTCTTCGCTTAATCGGCGTGTTCGTTCTGGCGGTTGGCTCGGTCTTTTTATGTGTTTGAGGGGATTTTCTTTTAGGTATTTCCATTCTGTTACTGCGATATTTAATAGGTGAGATAAAGTATTCCATTCACGTAATACCGTAGCAACACTAACTTTGATCTGACCCCG